CAGTGTTATCTAAAGCAGAAAACTTATAAACTAACTCCCCAGGTTTTGCCATAGGAAGTATATCAGCTATCGCAGAAATTTCAACTGCAACGGGCAACTGAGTATTAATCGGTTGACCTATTAACTGCGATATTTCTAAAACCATATCAGTTCCATTTTTCATATTATTTTAGTCCTTTTGTTTCTTTTTATTACCTTATCTTTTTTATATGTTTTGAAAAATTATCTTCAATTTAGAAAAATTAATGAACAGGATTTAAATATGCTGAACTTTGCTCACGAATTTTCTTTATTCTTTGAGAACTTGCATCACCATCTGCTCTAACATCACCAATGTTTAAAGAAGCAGTTTCCAATTTCGGCTCTTCAATAGCAGATTTAATTGGTTCTTCTTTAGCCAACTTTGATTTTTCTAACTCAACTTTCAAATTAGAAATTTCCAAATCTTTAGCTTGGGTTGAAATTTTTCCTTCTCTAATTTTATTAGCTAAAGTTTTTATTCCCTTAGTAAATTTTTCTAATTTTGATTTGGATAAGGAAATTTCATTATCTTTGGTAGAAATAATTTTTTTGCTATCCATTAACTTTTTAGCAGCTTTGCGAAGAATAGATTTTGCTAATCCACTTCCTCTTTTCGGTAATTGAGAAATATACTCTGCTTGTTTTTCTTTTGCTAATTTTGCCCAATCTTCGGAAGAAATTTTAAAATGGTTCTGTGCCCTTTCTTCATCAGTTTTGGGAGTGCCCATTTGAGAATTGTGCCTTTTTAGTAAATCGGTCATACCAAGCTCTTTTGCTCTTGCAAGAACTTTCTTTAATACACCACCAACAGATAATCCCAATTTACGAAGAACTACTTGATTCCGAGGCATACCTAAATATCTTAAAGCTGCTCTAACTCTAGTCTCATCATCTGGAGTCCCATTAATAGGATATTTACGAATCTTCGTTCCATTTTTATCAACTACTACCGCAAACGCAGTATCAGGAAGATTGGTCTCTTCTTTATATGCCAATTTCTTTGAAATTTCAAGAAATTCCTTAAAATCAACCAGTTCTTCTTTACTATAATCAACCAAATTTAATCCTTCTACCTTTGTTGCTTCTAACATTTGTATTCCTCCTTTAAATTATTCGCAGTGTTTTTAACTTTTTTTCATCTAATACCATAATATTATCTCTATATTTTTTCTTAAACATCTTAAATTTTTTCTTTGCATCTTCTCTCCAATAACCTTTAACTTCTATATAAATCCCTATTTCTGGTAAATAAAAATCGGGAGTATAAGTAGTATTACCCAAATCAAAAGTTTTATATTCATATTGCCATTTTACATTTTTATCATCTAAAAATTTAGCAAACTTTGATTCCCAAGTAGAATGAAACCAAATTCCTTTATAGTTAATATATTTAGCGTGAGATACTTTACCAAATCTATAAGCTTTTTTCCCTTTTTTAGGATGTTTTCTTTGATATATAGTATGACATTTTTTAGAACAAAATTTACAATTAAGTTTTCCATTTCTTTTATAATGTTTAAATTCTTTACCACATTCTAAACAATTCCAAATTGGGCTATTATCTCCTTTCTTGAAATAAGAAAGACCTTTCAAATAAACTTCTTTCTTGACAAAATCTTTAATCATACAACTTCGAGAACAATATTTCCTATCCCTACTTATATAATCTTCTATTAACTTCCCACAATAAATACATTGATTTGTCTGAACTCTTCTTCTCCCCCCTTTACATGGAGATATTCTTCCTTTTTTATGAAAATTTCCTTTTCCTTCATTTAATCTTGCTGAAAGTTTGCCTACACATTTTCTACTACATACTACATGTTTGTATATTTTTAATCGGGATGGAATTTTATAAACTTCCCTACCACAAATCTCGCAATTAACCTTAACTTTAGTAGTTTGAGATTTGGCAAAACAAGCCCTACTACAAAATTTCTTATTCTTTTTATATGTTTCAAATTGCTTATTACATTGAATACAATTTTTAATAAACATTTTTGAGCAATTCGGTTATTTCATTAATTAAAATATCTTTACTCATCTCCAAATCAGATTTTTTCTCCCCTTTATCTTTTGGCTCATCTTTTTTAATAACTGATTCTTCCACTTTTAAAATATCTCTTTTTAATTTCATATAAGGTTTGGCAACATAATCTAGACCACACTTTGAGCAATGTAAATTAACTTTTTCCTGATTAGATAAAGAATTGTAGTTGTTGTAATGACCACACTGCCAACATGGAGCCGAACCCGAATGTAAAAATTGAATTTTGCTCAACATTACTTTCATATCTTCTGGCATTTGTTTAAAAGTTAAATCATATTCCTTACCACAAGATTGACACCTTACTTTAGCACTATTATCATCACTTGAAACAATTAGCCAGTTATTAGCACTATCATTTGGACAACTTAATGAAAAATTTAAATCTTGGGGAGGATAAAGCATTTCTCCTTGCTGATTTAAAATTGACCTACATTGTGGGCACTTAATGGATGAAGTTTGATTAGGCACAAATAAATACTCAAAATTATGGCTACAATGAGAACAAATTACTTTTAATTTGCTTGGTTGAGTAGACATTGGTTGTTCGAGAGAAGAAAATATCATATTGTGGCACCCAACACCACAATCACCCCCACAAGAACAATCATCACATTTATAAATTGGTAATACTTCTTTGTTTAAATTAGAGAAAATTAAATTTTCTTTTTCTTCATACTCTTTCATTGACAATTCTAATATTTTATCTTGGAGTTCCGCAGGTTGGGTCTTTTTATCCATTATAATTATTGCTGCCCCTGCAAATTCTATGGAAGTTAATTCAAAAGTTCCATCGGAATTATATTTTCTCAAATTTTTTGGTGCCCATATTTCCGATGAAAGAGCTAAATGTTTATTTTTAAATGCTTCCTGCATTTTTTTGTATTCCGCAGGAAATATTGACTTATATATACATCCAAAAATAATTACTTTGTTTTCTTTCTCTATATAGCGGTAATCAATTATTGCACCCACAACCATAGTCCGCAAATGATTTAAGTTCAAGGGTTTTCCACACAGTTGAGGGAGTTTTTTAAGTGCTTCTTCCTTGGGCAAAATCTTTTTATTACCATTAGGCTTATCTAAAATTTCTAAAATTCCTGAGAATAAAGCCAGGTCTTTGGAATTTTCCGCAATGATTCCTTTGGCTTTCGCTACCGCAAATAATTCAGACTTCTTTGATTCTTCTAATTCAAAAGAAACTTCGGTGTTTAATTCAAAATAATCAAGGAAATTTTGAACTTCTAAACTATTTATTTCTTGCATAACTCATCTCCATGAAATTTAATTAATCTATTCTTTACTTTATCTATTTCTCTCATTTTATTTATCAGTATTAATTGCCAAAATTCTTTATTAGTTTTTTTAAATCTTATTTCAGAATGAATTTGATGATGACATTTTTGGCATATTGTTATCAAATTATTATGGTCATTGTTTACTGGCTTATAATCAATATGATGAACTTCTAATTTATCTTCAATAGAAGAAACACCACATATTTGGCAGATATATTTATCTCTCTTTCTAATTTCTTTAGATAAGAATTCCCAATTTGATGGATACCCATATTTACGACATGTTAATTTTCCTAACCCATGAATATATAAATGACAATTTTTACCTTTTAACTTTCCAGTCTTTTTAATATATTCATACATACATTTCTTTGAACAATACATAGCATCATTACTTCTACTTTTAGGAACTTTAAATTCTTTATTACAATTTAAACAATTTTTATGCACCGAAGTGTCTTTGCCTCTAATACTGTTTGTTCCTGCTTCTGCCCACCTTGACTTAAAATAGTTAGTTTGGCATTTATGAGAACAAAATAATTTTCCAGTCTTTGTTTTTTTAACATATATTCTTTTAAACCATTTATCACAAAAAGAACATTGATAATCTTTACTTGTCCTACCAACTCTAGGAATAATTGGTATTTTATATTTTTTTAAATACTTATAAATTGAACTTACTTCGCAATTTAATTCTTTAGAAATTTTAGCCACTTGTTTTTTATTAATAGTGTATTCTTTAATTAAAAATTGTTTAGTTAAAATTTTAGACCATTTATTCATTATTTATTTTCTTTCCACTTTCCCAAAAAATTCTTATGATAATGTTTCTTTACTGCACCCCAAGCAATTTTTATGGCAGTTAATTCTCCCTTATCAAAATTAGCATTAAAAGTAGCCATCCATATATTTTGAGCAGATAATGGCAAACCTTTTACTCCTTTGGGCAAATCGGAAACATTAGAGTAGGGGCTTCCTATCAATTCTACTTTAGAATCTATTTTTTCACTATGTTCTTCCATCCATTTATCTACTTCTTTATCTGTCCATTTATTTTTTTCAAACAAATAACTTTGCACACGAGTTTTATCTTCCCCACTTAATTTTCCAATAATTGCCTTTATTCCATCTATCTTAGATACCCATATAGTTTTATACTGCTCTTTTTGAAATTTAGATGGATTTATAATTCCCATACGAATATAATTAGTGGTTATTCTTTTCTTACGCCACTTAGAAGATTCAATTAATTTCATTTCAATAGAATCTAAATTTACCAAATCATCAGTTATATATTCGAATTCCAAAATTGAATTAATTAACTCATAATCCAAACTTGATTTATATTTATCAACTTCGGGAGAACCTGGTTTCTTATCCCTATTTTCTTTTTCCTCATCTGTCATCTCATTGGGATTTATTTTTTTTCTTTGTTCGGTTTCCTCAAAGGCAACATCCTTTTCAGTATTAACAGTCGGTTTGGGATACATTAAAATCGAATCTCCACCTACCAACTCACGCATCCTCTTCCGTCTTTCTAAAGCATAATTAACATTTCCAAGAGAACAAATATAATCGGTAGTTTCGTTTGATATATAACCCCTATCATTAAGCCCTTTAATTACATCTAAAAAGGCATCACTCATAAACTCCGTCATTGGGTCGTAGTCCACAACCCATTTTTTAGCCTGAAATTTTATATTATTAGGGTTTTTTTCTTTAATTAATGCCAATAAATCCCTCATTATAACTTTAGCAAAATCGGATTGACCCGATTGGCACTCCTTAATAAAAGGTTTGGGATTTAAAACTGACTGGCTCCTTGAATTACTAACTGCCTCTGCAATATCCAGGAAGCCAAGCCCAGCCAATATATTTTTCTCGGCTTGTTCAAAAATTTCTTTTTGAAACATTGACTTTAGGTCAGGAACCAAATGTTTTATTTCTTCATCCCAATTGGTTACTCTTATTGGTGATTTGCTATTTTGACCATCTATGTTTAATCTAATGTCATTTATTTTGTTAGTCATATCTTGAATTTTTTCTTTAACACCTTGCAAATCTTCGGGGGCATAAGTAATATTATTTAAAGTTAATTGTTCCGAACCTTTTGCCACTAACAACATATAGGGAATTATTCTATCCACTAATTCATATTCTTTATTTTTTAAAATATCAATAATTGCCCAATTTTTATAAATTCCCCGACGAATTAAATAAGGAGTAGGATATTGCTCAAAACTTCTACAAAATAATTTATACATAAAATAGGCTTTACCATCTATTTTTTCTTTTTTATCACTACCAATAAAATAATTGTAAGCAAATAAATCTACTACATTATCTTTAGATTTTTTTTCGGCATAAACAGAACCACCATCAACAAAAATCATAGAAACAGGAAAATTCATTCCATTTATTTTATCCCATTTAGTTATTTTTAAAACTGGCAAACTTGAACCTTGCCATCTTTCCTTGTAAAATTCTTTTTGTAATCCCCGAATTCCAACTTCAATTCCCTTACCCATAAATTCAGAATTTATATTTTCCAACCATTCTTCAAAAATTTCATTCAACCCATCGTTATCAGTATCTACTCGTAAATCGGTAGTTGCACATTCTACTTGAAAATCGGTTAAAGCAGAAACCATTCCCGAAGAATCTGCTTTAAACATAGAAGCAACATCTAATACCTGTTGGTGGAAATCTAATGAATTTATAGATTTTCGGAACAACAACGAAACTATCATGTTGTATAAACTATTTCCGTCTAACATTTATCCTCCGATTTATTGCAATCATTACAAAGTTTTATTTCTTTAACTATTTCAGAACCCTTAGTAGAAAATTCTTTCAATACTTTAAATCCATTTATTTCAAAATTTTTAAGAATATTAATATCCCTCTGGGGATATTGATGATATTCTTTTTTCTTAGTATTAAAATTTAAAGTTATTACATTCCAATAATTTTTAATTCGTGTTGATATTACTTTTAAATTTAATTTTTCATTAGGTAAAGTAAGTTTTTTACATTTATCACAAGTAAACAATTAAAACTCCTTTCTAATCAAATACTCTGTTAATTTTTAAAGAACGTTCTTCGCTTGCTTTTTTCAATCTTAAAAAATTTTCAACATCTTTACATTTACGTAATTTAATAATAGAAACCGACTCTGGTTTCCCAAAAGATTTTAATAATTTTTCTACTATTTCATTCATTTATTATGCCCCACAGTTGATATGCTTTTTTTTGAAGGTTTCTATAGATTCAGCCTTCGAAAAACCTTCAAATTCATTTTTCCATTGCATTATTGAAAATACTTCAAACGCTTGCCATAAATGATTTTCTTCACTTAAACATTCATAAGTAACCGAGTTTCCTCTTGGAACCGCAACTACTGATTCCAATTGAGTATCTAATTTATAATCCATTGGTAAAAATACTAAAGGTTCATATAACAAATGGCATAATCTTTGAACTGCCCAAACTAAAGTATGCTCATATTGAACCACCAATTTTCCATTTACTCTAATTGGTTTGTCTTTATCGTCTTTTTCATAACCAACTTCAATGTTCTCATTAAAGGAACACCATACCAATTTTTTAGAATCAATTTCAGGGTCATCTTTTAAATCTCGGTAAATGGCTTTACCAATTCCCTCACTATTATCGTTACCCATCTTATCGGGATTTAATTTTTTATATAAATGTTTGAACACTTTATAACTTTGTTTATTATCAATATTTCTTAAAGTAATATTATAAATATAACGCCAAATATTATTTACTAACCCCATTACAATTATTTCGGTAGTTCCACCAATATCACCAATGTCAGCAGCAATATATAATAATTTTATATTTGGATTTCTTTCTACAACCAAAGTATGTTTATAATTATGAAAAGTTTCTTGATTTATTTCAAAACTTTTAATAGTATTAGCATAATCAATAAATCCATTTTTATCGTGAGGATAACAATTTTCACGAACTCTATTCATATCTAAAGCAGAAACCCCCTCTTGAATAATGTCCCCATCTACGAATAAACGAAATGCAATACTCTGTTTGCCCCCATATTTTTTAATGGATTGCTTTTCTTCTTTATCTCCATAATTAGGATTTATATAAGCAGGAACATTTAATACTTGAGATTTATTTTCGGTATCAAAGAACATTTTTCCTGGGGGTGAATTTCGTGTAAAATTTGTCATCCCCAAAATACGAAAAACACACCCAATATTACTCTTTGCTTCAAGTCTATTCTCGTAGACTAATTGGGTTTCACGAGATGCTTCTTCAATATATAATTTCTTAAAATGTTTTTGTTGAAATGCACTTCCACTTTTCTTTCCATCGGAGATATTCATATTTACAGATTCCACTAGAACTCCGTTTCTAGTATAAATATAATATGGATTTCTTTTTATATTTTCAATAAAAGTTTTAACTATAGGATGAAATTCTAATGCTTTTAAAACTGATTCTAACATTCCTTGTATATGCTGAAAGTCAAAACTTGAAAAGCCACAAGTTTCATTTTCTTCACAAAGAATATATAATAATAAATCTATTTTTTCACCAATTACTGATTTTCCCCAATTTCGGGCAGCAAAACAATAAAGATTGCCTGCCCCTTCTCGCAAGGAAAATTTTTCTTTCTCATTTAACCCTTCTACTTGAGTATCAATCATATACTCATAAGAAAGTAAAGGATATTGACCCAACCAAATATCCAAAAATTTATCTTCATTAAAAAGAGAAAGATTATCCAAATTACTAAACATACATTCCCCAAGAGCAACCGGAGTATGCCAAGTTTCCATAAAATCTAATTCTTCGGGGGTAATTTTCGTTTCAAGCATAGTTATTTCAAATTTGATAAAGCATCTATTTTAAAAAATCCTTCTTTAATTTGCACTTTCATATCACAATCTTTGTTTTCACACAAAAAACCCTTAAAATTTCCCATTAGTCTAAAAAATTTAGCTGGGGCTTTACATAATTGACATTGTTGATTTCCAAAATAAGTTCTTTCCATTATTCACCACTTTCTTTTTGGTCAATTAAGTTTTTTTCCTTAACATTAAATATTTTTCTTTCCAACCAAGAACCATAGGCAGTAGAATCACATTCTTTTCCCAATAAAACTTTGCACACATCAAGTAAAGTAATTTTATTTTCTTTATACATATCCCACAAATGAGCATTAGACAAAATTCGGTCTTTAAAAAAGAAAGGATGTTTCATTGCTTCATACGCTTCTGTGCGAATTTTAAGCATCACCATTTTAGAGCAATGAGGGCAGACTAAAGACCTAGTTCCTTGATTATTTTCACGCCAAACTTTAAACTTCTTTTTAAGAATATTAACATATTCCAAGGGGTCATTACTCTTTTTCTCATCACTCAATCCCAATGTTTTTTTCAAACTCAATATTTGCTCATTTATTTCATTAAGCATATTAAGTTCTTTAGTGGGAACAAAAACACCTTTGGCATCATCATTAGATTTTTTAAGGTGGTCATTTATTATTCTTTGAATTCGCATTGATTGAATATCATAATTAACCAAAGTTTTCAAAAGAACAAGGTCGGAAAAATTAGTGATATTACGACCTTTTAAATAGCCATTGTAAAGTTCTTGTGCTTTATCGGCTTCATCTTGGGATAACCAACTTCCAACTTCGTTGTCAATAATTTCCATTTTTGGCTGATAAGCACCAAATTTTTTATCATACAAGGCTTTTGCTTTCTTTTCAAAGAATTCATCAGACATATTCTTATATTGTGCAAAAGCCCTTAATTTTTTCTTATAACTTTCAAAACTTATTCTTGCCATTAAATAATATTTCTCGTTTCCTCGAATTCTACTAATACTCTGTCAATAATAAAAAGAGTAGAACAATCGAAGCATATTAGGGTT